AAGTAACAGGGCTACAATCGATGTATACAATCTTGAATTATTCTTAAAAAAATATTTTGATCACGAGTTACGGTTAGTTCCGAATCCAACAAACAAAACTTTACATATTTTCATGGAAAACTGCTATGAGTATGATTTAAGTGAGATAAATACTTTTATATGCAATAATTTTATTGATACCGAAACTGGTATTGTAAACTGCATAGACTCTATTCATTATATTCCTCTTAAAAACAACAAATTTCCTTACCCTAACATTTTATTAACCTATATCGCACAGGTATAACTTTTTAACTAACAAAGGCAAAAAATGTATTATTTTACAAGCGAAAGCGTAAGCGAGGGCCATCCTGATAAAATAGCTGATGCTATTTCTGACACAGTCTTAGATTGTGTAATGGATTTCAAAGACCAAAGCATGCGATGTGCATGCGAAACAATGGTAACCACAAACAAAGTAATTATTGGCGGCGAATACAAGTGTCCAGAACTAGACTGGAACTATGTTGAAGCTAAAATCAGAGACACTGTCAAAGAAATTGGCTATGAACAACAAGGATTTCATTGGCGTAATTTTGATTTCAGCAATCTCATGCACGACCAAAGTTCAGATATTGCTCTCGGCACAGACAAATTTGGTGCAGGTGATCAAGGATTGATGTTTGGTTATGCAACCAACGAAGCAAAGGAATACATGCCCAGTGCAATCTATTGGAGTCATGTAATTACTCGAGCACTTACTGATTATAGAAAGCAGATCAAAGGATACGATTGGCTAGGTCCAGACAACAAAAGTCAGGTAACCATGCAATATGATGATAATAATAAACCCGTTGGGATTGATCGTATTGTTTGTAGCACACAGCATTCGGAAGAAGTTGATCAAGCTTTTCTAAAACAAGAAGTAGAAAAAATTATACGCAGTGTTATTCCACCTGACCTGTTGAAAAACACCTGGTTTTACATCAACCCAACAGGACGATTTGTTATCGGAGGGCCGGACGGAGATGCAGGTGTTACTGGACGTAAAATTATTGTAGACACCTACGGCGGGTATAGTCCACACGGCGGGGGAGCATTCAGTGGCAAAGACCCAAGCAAGGTGGATCGCAGTGCCGCATATATGGCTAGATGGTTAGCTAAAAATATTGTGGCCAGCGGGCAAGCAAATACCTGTAGTGTTCAGTTAGCCTACGCTATCGGTGAAGCTGATCCAATGAGTGTGCATGTAACAACCGACGGCTCAGTGAACAGCCAACTATCAGAAAACCTGTCAAACTTTGTAGATCTCACACCAAAAGGAATTATTGACCAGTTCGAATTATTCCGTCCTATCTATCAGAGTACTACCAATTATGGTCATTTTGGAAAAGCAAATTTACCATGGGAGATGTTGAATCTTTATGATTACTAACACCGCATATCTATGCAGAGCAGATATTACAATCCAGCACAATGATCAGATTCTGTATCCAGAGCAGATCAATGATTTAATTGAATATTACATGGAGCAGTTTTATGATGCGTTTAACGGAGATACATTGGGCAAAAGTGTTCTACTAAATCCCAACAATTTGGACATTGTTTATCCAGTGGTCATGGCAGCGTGGCGACTGGGTATGTCCACAGCACAACACGAATTTAACATAGTACAAGCAAACCATCCGGCATGGCGAGATTTTTATGAATACATCGATTGCTATGTGGCATGGGATACAGACTATGCAATCGGTCAGCTAGAGCTACGCCGTCCTATTATCTTTGCACAACATATAATCACAAAAGATGGCCTACAACCTATAAAAAAAGCAACTCGCAAGATACCAGATGTGGAAATACAGCCTACAACAGCCGCAGTCAAAACACACACCAGTGGCACAACAGGCTTTCCTAAAGTGTTAGAAATTTCGCATCACAGTGTGCAAGAAAATGCCCGTGCAATCATTGAAATGTATGATCACAACAATCAAGATATCGTCTTGCATCACAAAACCATGCATCACGGTAGTTTGTTTTTGAATTTTGGATTGCCCAGTTGGATGATGACCAGCAATCACCATTGCATTCAAAAAGACAGCAAAGAAAGCGGTCGTGATGCATTTTTAACAAAAGCTGTAGAGTATTGCAACAAAAATAAAATCACAAAATGGATGGTTGTTTACAATTGGATTCGCAGATTGCCAGATTTAGATCTCGAGTTCGATCACACAATTGATTTGGTAACCATACTTGGTCCTACCAGTGACGAGATGTATCGTTTACTGGAAAAGACCAAGCCAAGGCGTGTGTATCACAACTTTGGCAACACCGAAGTAGGCAATCTTTATCTAAGTGTAACTGATCTTGACAATGTAGACACCTACAATCCAAATAGGTTTCCAATACAGAATCCCAGCTCCGAAATTCACATTGATGACCAAACATTTGATTGCAGAACCATTGGCAGTGATCGGTGGTACAAAATTGGAGACAAACTTGAAATTATTGATGGTGTAATGTGGTGGAGAGGCAGAACGGATGCTGTTATCAAAAACGATAAAAAAATAAAAGTATTAGATGTACAAGGTTTTATAGAAAAGCACTACAACAGCAGAGAGTTTTATGTTGTGGGCAATTATTTGACCAATCAAATGTTTTTAGCTTTGTTTGACAATCTGGATACCAGCAACCTTAACAATGTGCTTGAACAAGAGTTCGGTATAGCCAATATACTAGACGATATAAAAATAGTGCCTTATACTGAATATTTACACGGTCAAAAACCAAGCATGCCATTGTTGTTGTATTTGTTTAAAATAGATGAGGATCCTGAATATGTTTGAGAAGTTTTTTAACAAAAAGAAACCAACTAAAAAAGGTGCCCACGAAGGAAACAAAATTCCTAGAGTACAAAAAACAGAAAAAGAACTAGCCACCGAGCGAGGAGAACCTTATGTTGCTATTCTAGGACTAGAACTTGCATCAGATGATCCAGGTCAAGGTGCTTTTGAACTGGATTGGAACGACAAGTTTGTAGCTAATCTAATCAGAGCCGGATATCAAGGCAAAGAGGATGCAGATATTGTAGATCAATGGTTTCAGAATGTTTGCAGACACGTGGTTATGGAAACATGGGAGCAAGAACAAGCTCAGAATCCAAATTCTAGAGAACGTGATCTAGGCGATGGCTACACAGAGGTACGCTAATGCACTTATACTTCAACGGCGATAGTAATATGAGTGGCGAAGAAATAGTAACAGGAGATACTATTGCTAGCAAAGTTTCTGAAAGGCTGGGAGCAACCAAAATTGTAAATCAAGCTCTCAGTGGTGCAAGCAACGATTATATCTATCGTACCACCATGGAGTATCTAACTCTCAACACTCCTGATTTTGTACTCATTGGCGTCACAGAAATGGGCAGGGGAGAATGGTTGTTGCCTTGGAACGATGGCCTAGAATATATTCAGTTAAACAATATTGGTGTAGGTAAACTTGAAATAATAAAGGAAATGGGTCTAGAAAACAGATTCGAACACTGGAAAGAATTTCAAAAAATCAGCAAACCTTATCACGAAAGCCAGGCTTGGTATTGGCACGAAAAATACTACAATCTTCACAAACTGTTGCAGTACAAAGATATTAAACATTTGTTTTTTCATGCTTTCCATACGTTTAGAATATATGATAAAAAATATCAATTAGACTGGCAAGGTAGTTTTTACGAGCCATACACCATAGGATCAACCTACATCAAATGGTGCGAAAAAAATGGTTACAAAGAAATGACTCCTGGATTCCATCATTATGAAAGTTCAGCTCAGGCAGCATGGGCAGAAAAAATGATAGAGCATGCACAAACAAATGGTGTCCTATGATATTGTATGTCAACGGTGATAGCCATACAGCGGCAGCCGAAGCAGTAAACCCATCAGCGTTTGCCGAAGATGATCCGCAGTATAGTTATCTTAAACGTAAACCTCATCCCCACAACTTGAATGTCAGCTGGGGTAAACTGCTCAGTGAAACACTTGCATGTAAATTTGTATGCGATGCAGAAAGTGCTAGCAGTAACGAGCGTATCATACGTACCACACGCAAATGGCTAGATGGTCCTATCGGAAACAACAAAGAACACAAACTTGTTATTATTCAGTGGAGTACATGGGAAAGAGAAGAATGGTTGATAGACCAAGAATATTATCAAGTAAATGCCAGCGGCGTAGACGTTGTTCCAGATTCGCATCGCGACTCTTACAAAGAGTTCGTTGCAAACGTAGATTGGAAACAAAAAACACAGGAAGCACATGAAAAAATCTGGGACTTTCATTTGTACCTACAGAGTCTAGGAATCAGACACTTGTTTTTCAATGGTAACAATAGTTTTAGTAATATTCAAGATCATCGTGATTGGCAGAATTGTTATATAGATCCTTACAATGACAATTCTACATATGATGCAGTTTTAAGAAACAATGGATGCAGGCCAGTTACACAACAAAGTTACCACTATGGTGCAGATGGCCATAGACAATGGCATAATTTTGTGTTAAAGTATATACAGAATCATAAACTTATGGATAATCTATGAAGTATTTGTTGATTGACACTGCCAATATGTTTTTCCGTGCAAGGCACACTGCATATCGTGCCGCTGATGCTGAGGAAAAAGTGGGATGGGCATTGCATGTAACAATGAGCAGTGTCAATAAAGTATTCCAACAGTTTGATGCAGATCATGTTGTATTTTGTTTAGAAGGTCGTAGTTGGCGTAAAGATGTGTATCTGCCATACAAGAAGAACCGCAGTGACGCAAGGGCTGCACTCAATGATGCAGATCTAGAAGAAGATAAACTATTCTGGGAAACCTTGGATAACTTAATTGAGTATTTACAAACCTATACAAATTGCAGTGTTCTGCGTGAACCAAATGCAGAAGCTGATGACATTATTGCAAGATGGATAGCATTACATCCAGATGACGAACATACAATTGTCAGCAGTGACAGCGATTTTTATCAACTGTTAACACCTAAAGTTAAACAGTACAACGGCATAGCTGATCAAGTAATCAGTGTGGAAGGTATATTTGATGCAAAGGGCAAGCCTGTGCTAGACAAAAAAACCAAAGAACCAAAAGCCGTACCAAATCCCGAGTGGCTTCTCTTTGAAAAGTGTATGAGAGGAGACACCAGTGATAATATTTTTTCAGCATATCCAGGTGTACGCAAAAAAGGCACCAAAAATAAAGTGGGATTATTAGAAGCATTTGAGGACCGACACAAACAAGGTTACGCTTGGAATACTCTTATGCTCAGTAGATGGACTGACCACAACGGAGAAGAACATCGCGTACTAGATGACTATCTGCGTAATCAATCAATAATTGATCTCACTGCCCAGCCACAGGAGATAAAAGATGCTGTGGATGTGGCTATATTAACAGCACTAGAAAAGACAGAAGTGCCGCAAGTGGGTGTGCGTTTTATGCAATTCTGCGGTAGGCATAATTTGGTTAAACTCAGTGAATCAGCAGAGCAGTACGCCAAATGGCTAACATCTAAGTATCGAGGAGACTTACAGCATGTTACAAGCTAAAACAATTATCAAAAACAAATATTGGATTTTAAAAAATCGTCAATACAAGATAGGCGAAATTGAAGCCACTGCAAATGGGTATGATTTAAGTGTAAATGGCTACAAAGAAAAGTTCAAAACACTAAACATGATCAAAGAACGTTTAGAAACTAATTTAGAATTTGTTGATTTAGAAAAGAAAGTTAAAAAAGTTACACAACAAGTGTATGATTATCCTACAGATTGTAAACCCTTTAATGGATTGTTTAATGTTCAACTAGGAATTCCAGTGTTTACAAAAGGAGAGTCTAGTAAAAGCTGGTTTGCAGCCGGGTGGTATCAAATTAAACAAAAGAAACGCTGGAAAACCATAATGTGTCCTAAATTGATTATTTTGGACAGGTACGAATGGCGTGGGCCTTTTCGCGACAAAGAAGAAATAATCAGCAGTATCAAGGACAGAACATGAGTCTGTATATAAAAAGATTTGCTGAACGTGTGCAAACTTTAGACAACAAAAGGGCCAAAGATTTTATTTGGCCTTTGCAAGATGCAAAAAATTTACAAACTGAGTTAGTTAAGATTCTCAGCGATTTAGACGAGCTAAGAAGCTCAGCGGCAAAAGGTGATACAACCATACAAGTTGAGCTAAAAGGCGAACATTGGTAGAATAAATATGAGTAAGCTAAGGAATTTGTGTGAGCAGACCTAAACCTTTAGTGCTTGCAGAAACTGCACACAAGCAAGATTATAAATTAGATCAAGTTCTAGCCAGTGAGGGAATCTGGGCAGTGTTCTATAACGATACTCCTATTAATTTGAAAACCAGTAGTTTATTAACTCAGTTCCCAGGTCCTAAGTATAAAAAAGTTAGTTTTAGCAATCCAGGACATGCCATTAATCTAGCTAAAAAACTAAACACGCAGTTTCAAACAGATAAGTTTAGCGTATATCGGTTGGAACACGGTGCAAAAATATTCCCAGAAGAGTGATATTTTTACCCAAGCCTGGACCGAATGGGAAGAAAAAACTTGTCTCTACAGCGAAGCATGGGCACGGTGGTGGCAAGACAAACGGGATAACAACAACCTACATCTTTCTCATGCAGGACTAGAACACTGGATAAAAGTTCGCAAGCTCAGACACTGGTTTGTGCCGTTCAACGGAGTGGTTGCTAATCCAGGTTCACTGTTGAGAATATCTCGACACATAGAAGGAGTGTACGGCTTCAGGAAAAAAAGAAATATTCCTAACATGCACCTGGTGGTGTTTGATGATAAAACAGCAACCACACTCTGTTTATACGAATCTGTTGAAAAATACCTTGACCTTTTTGATACAAAACGTTAAAATATAATAAATGGTTAAGAGATTATGATACATGTCGTTGAAAACATTCAATTATACCAGCACTGGCTTGCACTACGATGATTTTAATCTACGGTCCAATCTAGGCGAAGACTACAAGCAATATGGCCAAGATTATTTTGCAATACTAGATGCAAACAATGACGGTTACAGTGACATAGTAACTTTTCCTAGTCCAGGAAACTCTCCGGTTCGTGAATCATTTGAAAATCATCCCATTGTGTGGTTATGGAACCCAACTGTGGGCGAGTATCAAGATAGCTCACAATCAACAATTATCAACTACGAAGACAGCAACCAAATTCAATTCACGCGAGATGTGTTGGTTGCTGACTTTGACAATGATGGCGACAATGACATTGTAATTGCTGACCAGGGCTACGAGAATCCAAAATTGTATTCAAATCCAGATAGAAAACCTGGCAGTGAATTGCATTTTATCGAAAACACCACAGATGGACTACATTGGCGTGATGACTATTTTTCAAGCGACACTCGCAGTTTCAATCATATTGCAGACTTTTTTGATTACGACGGGGATGGCGATTTAGATATTGCCAGTGCAACTTTTGGTTATCAAAGCTCCAGCGAAGCACCAGTGATTCATGAAAACAACGGTGATGGCACATGGAGCACACACAAAGATTTATTTTTAGGTAATCCAAGCAAGCCAGTTAGTGGCACTGGATTTGTAGAACTGGCAAATGGCAAAACTGGTATTGCTGTTAGCTTTTACGCAAACGAAAACCGAAGCACCAGAAACGAAATCTGGGAATACAACTCCGAAACACAACAGTTTGAATTCAGCAGTAGGTTTGAACAGTTGCCCAACAGAGGAGCAGTTGATCACTACAACATTGACGTGAACAACGATGGGCTAAAAGATCTTGTGGTTATCTATGAAGCTGAGTGGTCCAATGGTTTGAAAAAGGCTCCTAATTATTATCAAATACTTTTACAAAACAATCAAAGCGAGTTTGAAGAGCATCAAGCAATTGCCAGTACATTAAGAGGTGTCGGTGGACATTTAAGTTTTGATGACTTAAACAATGATGGATATGTAGATTTTATTGCTGACAAACGCAGAGTAGAATTTCACAACGACTCAGAATGGCAACAAGCAAATCAAATGTTTTATATAAACAATGGCGATGGCAGTTTTCAGCAAGCAACCAGTACCAACTTCAACTTTACTCCAATGAGCGATAACTTTGCTTACAGTGAGAACGGTGTGCAACTCACAGATGGCATAGAGGATCACAATTTAAACCTATATCAAGATGTTAACAAGGATGGGTTAATAGACCTAGTTACAATAGGACAAGAAACTCCAGTGGATACTGGTTGGTGGGAAATGCAGGTAGGTGAACGTGTTACAACATATCTCGGCACACTTACAATGGAACAGTTGGTAGAC